GGCACTGTTTACCGCGATTACCTGGAAGTCGTATTCGGTGCTGGCCGTCAGGTTGCTGACAGTAACCTGTGTCGTCTGGATGTTGGTGGCGGCGGTGATCCAAAGAGACTGTCCTGTCACCCGATACTGCGCTGTGTAACTTCCCACCGGTCCACCCGTCGTCGGCGTGTTCCAATTCAGCGCGATAGTGCTAGCCGACGGCGCAGAGGTGACGAGCGCGGTCGGTGATCCCGGTGGCGCGGACGGAGCGGCGGACGTGGTTATGTTGGCCAACGAGGATACGGGGCCGAAGCCGCCCGCATTATAGGCCAACACCTCGATATCGTATTCCGTGCCCGCAGCCAGGCCGTAGAGGATCGTGTTGGAAACGGCGACGGTTTGCGTTGTCCACGCACTCTGGCCAGTAACGCGATACTGCACGACATAGCCGGTCGGCGTACCGCCGGACACTGGTACTGACCAAGCCAAGGCGACGGAGTTGTAGGTGACCGTTCCAACGACCAGTCCGTTGATCTGACTGGGCACAGGCGATGCCGTCGGGCCGGAAACCCAGGCAATGTTCAGCGAGCCCGCGGAATAGGTCAGGGCATAGATGTCCGCACACTGGCCGCTGGCCAGTGTTTGTACGCCGCTTGTTGTGGTGATGCCGGAGTCCAGAGTAACGGCGCCGCCAGACACATTTACTACCTGGCAGGCGAAACCCGATCCCTCGGTCGCGGAATGCGTGAGTGTAACCGGCTTGGACACGACCAGGATCCGCCCATTATGGGCGCTGCCGTCCAGTGTCGTGTTTGTGGTAATCTCGACGACGGGCTGCTTGTAGCCCGGCAGATGTCCAGCGATCCATGCCCAGATGGCGGAAAAGGTCTGCACCGTCATGGTGCTGCTGCCCTGCCCTACCCACACCGTATCGGTGTCTGATGCGGGCGCGGCTGGCGTTCCCTGGTCTATCGTCTCGCCATCGATCAGGTTTGCATACGTTATTGCATGATCGACGCCGCTCTGGTTGACCGCGACGAGGTCGGTCGCCGAGAGGGCGGCGACCTGGCCAAGCGCTGCGATGCTGGCGGCGTTGCCCGAAGCCACATTACCGCCAGTGGCGGAGATCACGCCGGAAGGGTTGATCGTCACGTTGGCACCGGCCGAGAACAGGCCGCGCAGCATCGAGAGCGGCAAGAGCATCGGCGTACCGTTGCTATTCAGCACGGCTTGGTCGGTCGCCTGCAGGATTGTTTGCGGCACGAACAAGGCATGGTCCGCACCGTTCGCCTGCAGGGCGCTCTCGGACAGTGCGAGACCAGTCCCGACAGTGATCGGCTCCGGCCCACCAGCGCCGAGGCTCACGCGACCGAGTAACGCGCCGGTCGGCGCCATGACCGCGGGTTGCGTGGTCGCGAGCAAACTGCCAACGCTGACCGAGCGCGTAGTGCCACTCTGACTTACCAGAACCTCATCGGCCGGATCGACAGTGGTTGCTACCGGTAATTGAGTGATGGTCGGCATGGATGCCCTTCAAGGCAGTAAATGAGAGTGATAAACCGGCATTTCAACGCAATTACAGTTCAGCTGCCGAACTGCTTTGTCTGATCTATGGATTCCCGATTCCGTCGGCAGATATCGGCTTGTCGGCTTCGATTCGGAGTGCATCGATCTTCGGCATCAGCATCGCGACCGATGCGTATGGCATCCTTGCAAGAACAGTCACAATCTCCTGCATGAGTGGCAGGGGAACCTTGACGTGATTCATTATGATATCCTGATCTGGACGACGGAGCCGTTGCGGTAGACTTGGCCGACGGCCACACCACCGGTCGCGGCGGCCGCATCATTTGCGTAGCTGGTGGAAGCCTTGAGACCCGACAATGTGACGTTACCGGTGCCGGATAAAGCGAAGATGGGTGAAGCGGCCGAAACACCACCGCTAGAGACCGTGTAGATGTTCATGCCATCGGCGCTGACCATAAGGTCCGTCTCGCCGACATTCGCGTATGACCAGCCAACCGTCAGGCCCTGTGGGCTGTAGCCGGAGGTGACTCCATGTAAACTGCCAGATACTGTAACCGCCAATGCAGCAACCCCGGCGACCGACAGGGTCGTGCCGGCGGCAACCGAGCCAAAGGCCTTGAGGTTGCCAGCCCCGCTCAGCGTGAAAATCGGAAGAGCTGGCGTCGTTCCGGTGGCGGAGACCGGATAAATATTCAGCCCGTTGGCGTCGACCATGAGATCGGTTTCACCAATGGCGGCATAGTTCCAGCCTATTGTGAGGCCGCTAGGACTATATCCTGTCGTGACACCGGAAAGGTTTCCCTTCGTCGTATTCGCGATAGATGTTACGCCAGCGATCGATACCTGAAAACTGTCCTTGATCAACAAGGCCGTTACCACTCCGGTCGAACCGATATTATAGGCCAGACCGGTATCATATGCGGAGTACTGTAATGTGTGCTGGTTTTGTCCCGCTGCCGTGAGATTTCCCGAGAAGTCGATTATCTGATTTGCTGATAGGCGGATTGCCGCACCGCCGGACGAAGCAAATGTGACACGCTGCGTATCGAGAAAGGCATTCTGGACAATGGCATCGCCAGAAATACAAGTTCCCCATTGAAATTCGCTGGGGCCGAGATTGCTGTCGAACCAGATGCCTCGCCCGATCGAAAAGGCGTATGTGGTGCCGTATGACCAGGTAATTCCGTTGTCAACGACGGTCCCACTGGTTGGCCAGCTTGGCGCGGTCGCACCGGACGTACCCGCATTCTGTGCTATATAGGTCGACGCCACGCCGCCAGTAGGCGTGCCGACGACGATCGCGCCCACACCGTAAGCAGTCGAGGCGGCCCAATTGGGCCAAGGGTAAGGACGACCGTTGAACCACATTGTGGCGCGGTTAGACTGGTAGGGATCATAGGCACCGGCCGGATTATCGTAGCCGCTGCCACCCAGATCGAGTTCCGCACCGACTGTCGCGAACGACTGCGGTGGTAGTCCTGTGGTATCGAGCGATTGCGTATTGATCGCCCAAGTCGAATTTTGACCAGCCTTGACGACTTGGACGTTCAGTCCCTGATCTTCCGAGTCGAAAGGATTATTTCCCCCGCTGTTCAGGATGATCTTCAGACCATTCAGCTGCCCGGTGGTCCCCGCGACGTTTTGCGCCTGAATGATCATTGCAGGGACGTCTACGTATTCACCGTCGGAGTAATAGTGGGGATAGCCGCTACTGAGATTGGTGAGACCCACATAAACAGTCGGCTGACCGGGATCGCCCGACGTGACCTGTCTCCGGAATGAGAACTGCGATGCAAAGCAATCGAAAGTGCCAACGTTGTTGCCGGTTGCCACCGAAGATCCGGTTGCCAGAGTGGAAAGCTGGCCGGTCAGCGTACCGCCGCTTTTTGGCAACGCAGTGGCCACTTGTGCATCAACGTATTCCTTGGTGGCCGCCTGGAGCGCGGCTGTCGGGTCGGCCGCCAAGCTCAATGCACCTGTCAGGGTGCCACCGCTTTTCGGCAGTGCCGTACTCACTTGGGCGTCGACATATTCCTTCGTGGCCGCCTGCAGAGCGAGGGTCGGATCGGCGGCCAGAGTCAACCCGCCGGTCAGTGAGCCACCGGTAGTTGGGAGCGCCGTGCTCACCTGGGCATCGACATATTCCTTTGTTGCTGCCTGCAACGCGCTTGTGGGATCAGCCGCGAGAGTGAGCACGCCTGTCAAGGTGCCACCAGCCTTCGGCAGCGCGGTCGCGACTTGGGCGTCGACGTACTGCTTCGGAGTGGCCTGCAATGCCACGCTCGGGTTGCCCGACAGCAACAAAGGACCTGTCATCGTCGCACCGGTGACCGGCACGCCCGAGGTGGCGGAGGTATCGACATAGTGCTTTGTGGCGGCCTGCAGCGGCGCCGTTGGGTCGGCGGCCAAAGTAAGCGGCCCGGTCAATGTACCACCCGTGAGCGGTACTGAGGACGCGCCGGTGCTATCGACGTAATGCTTTGTCGCGGCCTGCAATGAGGCAGTCGGATCGGCAGCCAGAGTAAGCGGTCCAGTCATTGTTCCGCCGGCGACCGGTACCGCGGTTGCCACTTGATTATCGACGTAATGCTTGGTCGCCGCCTGACTGGACGCCACTGGATCTGTCGCGAGCGCCAGCAGGCCCGTCATTGTGCCGCCGGTTATCGGCAACGCCTTGCTGACTTGGGTGTCGACATACTCCTTTGTTGCAGACTGTAATGGTGCTGTCGGGTCGGCCGCCAAGGTGAGCGCGCCAGTCATCGTGCCGCCCGCCTTGGGCAGCGCCAGCGCAAACTCCGCCTGCACGTATTGCATTGTCGCAGCTTGCAACGGAGCCGTAGGATTGCCTGCGAGCGTTAAGTAGCCGCTCATTTGGCCGCCGGTCGTCTGCACAGTATTTGCTGCGAAGTCGGCAAGTTTCTGGCTTTTCGACGCCCCGGTTGCGGTGACCAGCAGTTGCGACGCATCGACGCCCGATACGCCGGCCAGCCCGCTCATGAATTGCGCATATGGAACGGCGGTATTCGCCCCGTTCTGGCCCATCGCCACCAGGTCGCCGACGGCCGGCACAGTGCCAGCTGACAACGTGCTGACGACATACCCGGTCGTTGCGGACAATGTGCCCGAGTTGAGCACCAGATTGGCGCCGATGGTCAATGTCTCAGCGGCGCCTATGCCAGCGGATTCACGGCCCAGAATGGTTCCGCTTGGGATAGAGATTGCCGGCTGCAATCCGGCGACCATCTGAGCGCGCGTGACCTTTCGCGCGATGCCGCTCTGGCTGGCCATCAGTTCATCGGTATCAGATGACGCCGTTGCTGGCGCGAGTTGATCGATTGTCGGCATAAGTCACTGGACTCCGGATGGAGTAGAGGGGCGTCAGCTCGATAGTATCGGATTTCCGTTCTGATCCGTAATGACAACACCGGTATCAGTCTCCAAGGCGGTCACCGGCACCGAAGGCGTGGACAGCGAAAGCACCGGCAATAGGATACTTCGCTGGACGGTTCGGCCATTCGTGGTGCCGATCACGACCGTGACGGTATAGACTGTGCCGGCCTGGCCCTGAGCGAACCAGAATACTGCGATTGGCCCATCGGTCGTGGCCGCATTCAACGTGAGGTCGCCGGGGTTGGCCGGGCTGATCGTCGCGTCCAGAGTTTGAATGGAATCGCCGTCATTACCCACAAAGGCCGGCGAGATGTCGAATTGATAGTCTAGGATGTCGGCAGGATCCTTGGTCGGCCAGTTCAGCGGCGCGGGTGCCGTCGCAATGGCGCCGCGCGTGACGGGTATGAAGCTGTCCAGCGTCACGGTGCGGGCGCCGCTCGGCTTCCAGACATGCGATGCTTGCGTCGGCATGACGTGCTCCGGGAGTGTGCTGTTGAAGCTTGCAGGCGATCAGGTACGCAGCAGCCTGCCACCTCTATCCACCAGAGGCCTCGCCAGGAGACGATCCGTCGCGTACGTCGGTGTGGCTCGGCGACCCTTCAGCCAGGACAGGTTCTGGTACCGCCCGCGCTGCCGGAAGACTGGCGACGGGGCCGGACACCGGCCGGCTGAACTGCATTCCGTCGTAACGCCAGCCGCAGGAGATACCCTGCACCTCGGTGACATCGATCCAATGCATATCCCGGTGGAAAAGAGCGGCTATATCGATATCCGTTGCGAACAGCTCGGTGACGGAATCTTGCTCGACTCGTGCGTAAATTTTCATGCTGGCTCTACCACCGCACCATGACGAGGCCGGGAGCACCGGGCGCCCCGGCCTGCGGCGTGGTTCCGTTCGCGCCTGTCCCGGCTCCGGAGGCGCCTCCACCAGGCGCTTGCCCCATCGAACCATAGCTTGCCGCCACCCCTGTAACGCCGCCACCTAGCGCTCCGGCTCCGCCCGCACCACCCATGCCGCCGAGACCGTTGCTTCCGTTACTGCCCGTTACGTTGATGTCACCACCGAAGCCGGAGCCAGCGATCGAGGCTCCAAGTCCTGGAGAAGCGAGCGTTGCTATGGGATTGATGCCGCCGCCGGTAGCCGAGACGTAACTCCCGAAGCTGGAACTGCCGCCGGAGCCGGGTGGCTGGTTCGTGGTCCCGGCGGATCCACCCAGACCCACTGTGACAGGAATGATCTGCCCCGCATTTAGCCCAGTGATGCGTTTGCGGGCGTAGCCCCCACCGGCGCCACCGCCGCTGGCAGACGTGGAGGACGAGGTAAAAGAGCCGCTTCCGGCACCCCAGACCTCCACCTCGACCTGCGTCACCCCTTGGGGCACAACGAAGCTGGCAGAGGAGGTCATCGATTGTACGCCGGAGGCAAATCCAGGACGCAGCGCGGGAAGTTTCCAGCCAAGAAACGGGGCGCCGGGTAAGGCGGCGATGGAGGCGGCGGTTATCGCGGTCTGACCATAGGAGACGGTGATCACGTAAAGGCCCACCCAACCATTGTCGACCGGCGGCGTGACCTGAGAACCGGCAGCGGCCGCCGCGCCCGCCTTAAGCTGTAGCTGAACCCGCTCTGTCCGGAGGGTGTTCTGCGCCACGCCGGAGTTCGTTGGTCCACTGTAAGGCTGGGACGGATTTGTGGCGTTATAATACGGCAGGACGACCGGTGCCGTGTCGGCCTCCTGCAAGGCCGCCTGGATCAGGAAATTCGCCGACTGGCCTGAGGTGGTCGGCGGTGTCACGGTAAAGCTACTGGATGCTAGGTTGATGCCCATCTTGACCAGCTGATCTGTACTGTCAGCCGCAAGGGAGCCGTAAGTCAGGGTATCGACCACCGAAAGCTGCGTGATGCTGCCGGGCCCGACGGTGACACTGAGCGACGCGGGCAACGTAGGCGTGCATGACAACCCGTCCACGACCGTATTGGTGCCCAGCACAAGCTGTGCTAGATAACCGAGCGCGATCATGGTGTTGCGGTTCATCGACAACAAATCGCTGTCGAGCGGTATGGCGCCGGGATAGACGATGTTCCTGTCCATGATTCCTCGTAGATTGCGGACGGCAGCGAGGTCGCGGCGGTCGCCGGCCCCTGGCTCGTCGGGAGAGATGCGCTATCAGTCCTGAATGCGGGTCCAGGCAACGGCGGCGACTGGCAGGACATCGGCGATGGCCGACATGATATCGCTGTCCGTAACCTGGCCCTGGACCATCGCGAGGCTGGCATATTCGATGGCGCCGCTTCCATAGGCGCCGGCCGGGCCGCCCCATCCCGAGACCAACGCGATGCCGCTGCCCGAGGGGCGATAAGCCGTGACGAAGCACTGGAACGGCAGGGCCATACTGCCCCAGCCACCAGCGGCGCCGTAACCTGTGCCGCCAAGCGTATAGCCCCCCGTGTCGGTCGTTCGCATGGGCTCGAAGATCGTCGGTGTCCGCCCGGTTAGATCCTGTACTGCGTTGATTATCGCCTGCCGCGTGCCATGCTCGCGCAACAGGTTGCTTTGAATAAGCAGCCTGAAGGCGGCATCATCCTGACCTGCGCGGCGTTGGAGCCGGTCACCGAAGAAATCGCTGGCAATGATATCGAGCCAAACGTCGGTGGCGGTCGCGATACGTGTCTGCAGCTGGACATACTGCAGGAGCGAATAAACCCACGACCAACCCCAAGCGAGACCAGCCAACAGACCGTCGAGAACGGGCGTCGTATCGGTGAACCATCGCGTCGGCAGGACTGCTTTCAGCCGCGCGACCATATCGGGCTGATCGCCAGTCATCTCAGTTCACCGCTACCTGACCGACCTTGACGACGCCGTTGACCGGGGTCGTAACGTCGACGGTGGCACCGTTCAGTTGAATCTGTGTCACATTGCTAATCGCGCCGGACACCGAATAGGCCAGCTGACTCACACGGCTTACCGGCAACGGCGCGCCAATGGGAAGAGTGTCGATGAAACTGGTAAGGGCCGTCGCCACCGAGCCGGCCAGTTGCGCGACTGTCGTATTGCCGGTGACCGTGAGCGCGAGTGCCACATTTACCACGGTCACGGCCGGCGGCTGAATGCTGAAGATCGAGCCAACAGGTCGGACTGCATCGACAGCTGTTTGCACCGTGCTGAGCAGCGTTGTGGACGGATACCCGGAGCCGTCATCAACGGTGACGATGAAACTTCCCATCAGGACATTGCCGCTGGCGTCCTGGTTTTCCTGAATGGTGTAGACCAGACCTTGTTGGATACTGTTGACGGCATAACCGACCGCCAGTGCGGTGGCACGCGACCGGCTATCGATGTAATTCTGAAAGCGGGCTCGAAATGCAGCGTCAGTCTCCGCATCGAGGCCATTGACGAACGCCGCGGCATTGGTGACCGTGTCGATCCCCGGAATGGCGGAGGCAAGCAGCGTGATGGATCCGGCCTGCACGTTGCCGCCCGAGCCCGCGGTCTGCGCGGTAACGGGAACATTCATCGTGCCGACGGTTGTCGGCATCACGTATCCGTTCTGCACGGCATTCCAATCGGCATTCGTGGTGTCGATGCTTACCGCAAAGGTCTGCGTGCCATCCGACGTCCGCACCAGCGCGCCGACGGGTACAAGAGCGGTTCCGACCACTGTGAATCGACCAAAGGTCACAACACCTGATGCGGCGGCGGCCGGCAGGCGCGTCAACGCGAAGTCGGCCATCCAGCTGTCCAGATCGCTGCCCGTACTGGTAGCCGCGCGCGTGGTCTGCAACACCAGCAAGATCAGCCATTGCATCCAAAGTGCGACGGAAGCATTTGCCTCCAGCACGGCCCGCAACGTCGAGCCGACCGTTAGGTCGAGCAGCTGTGCGGCTGCGGCTTGCACCGCCGCCGCCATATTCTGCATCAGCGTGCTGAAGTTCTGAAGAGAGAGCTGCATACCTTATCCGTTCACCGAGAAGGATAGCACTTGTGTCTGGCCGGTTGCCGCATCGACGTAGCGGATTTGCACATAGACCGTACCAGCGCCGCTCGTTGGATCGGCTTGCACGCTGATGACAGGTTCAGGCGTGCGGGCAACGGCTGCTTCCTTGAATATCTGGCTCCGTATGACCGCTTGAATCTGCGATGCGTTGGTCGGTTGGCCGATGAACTGTCCCAGGCCCGCGCCATAACCAAGCTGCCAGATATAATCGCCGGGATTGGTCATCAGGCGGCGCAGCACACGTTGCTGTCCGAGTATCGATCCGCTGACCAAGGCGAGATCGCCGGTCGGGCCGATGGACAGATCGCTTGCCCATTGATGTGACAGATCGAACACGCTCAATCCTGCTGGCTCGTGGTCGATGTAGGACCACCGTGCGAGTCCGTATGAATGTGCTGGTCATAGTGTCCACGCAGCATGGCCAGTGAGCCATGGCTGTCATAGACGTCGCCAGCCACATGCAGATCGCCGGAAACCCGCACTGTCCCGTCGTTCTGCAGCTTGAGGAAGCTACCCGATTGATGTACGAGCCAAAGCTCCCCTGACGGGGCCTGCGGTGCGCTCGCGACGCTGCTGAAGGCACGTCCGACGACGATGCCGTGCTCAGCGTCCCCCTCCTGCGCCAAAACCAGAACCTGGTCGCCCGGTGATGGAGGGCAGCTCATGCCCCAGCCCGCGCCGACCCAGGGCGACATGACCGGTAACCATCCGCTCAGGACCGATTCCGGCTGCAGCATGACGCGCACCGTAGCATTCACAGGGTCGACCGATGTGACCAGGCCGAAGCGCGGCTGTGCTTGAATCTGGTCAAGCCGTCCTGCCTCGCCCTTGATGGCATTAACAAACCTGTCCATCCTGATCAGCCTGTAACGCTGCCGACGATGTCAGCCGGAGTTGTCGACTGAGTCCGCGGCGATGTGTTCTTCGCCCGCACGCGCTGGACGAATCCGTTGTCCATGGACAGATGGCGATCAATCACGTCGATAAAGTAGATCTGGTCGAAATCCGTGCCCGTTCCAGCCAGCTGAATCATGCTACGCGGACCGAGCGTCAAATCGCCAGGCATAGTCGCCTCCCACACCCGTTCATGCTGTGTCAGTTCCGCTGCCTTCTGCTGCGCCAGCTTGAGCGCATCGTTCATGGTCAGATTGGGCCGCACGAACACATAATGCTGCGGCGGCCCAGACTTGCCCGTACCGGCACCGCCCCCACCTGCGTTGCGGCTGCCGGAGGCGCGAACGGTTTGTGTAAAGGCGTTCTGCTGGCGGCTGTTCCAACTCTTTACGGTAACAACGATGTCGCGCGCCAGCGTGAGCGAACGCTGCAGGCGGAGATCCTGAACATTGGCCGGCGTAACGGTGTAGGGCGTCGCCGGTGCAGTCGCCGACGGCTGGAAATACAGCGCGGTGCCGCTTACGAAGACATCGAATCCTTCCTGCCCGGCGAGGAAGATCAGCAGATCCCACTCGGTCATCGAGCGACTGAACTGGTTGAGGGCTACCCTGTCATGTTCATTCTGGTAGTAGCGACCCACCGGCGTCATGGTCTGAGTAACGATCGCCGTCAGGTTATGCCGCTGGGCGAGGATTGTAGCGATCTCACTCGATGTCCGATTGGCGAAAGTCTCCTGCGTGCGATTCGCGATCATCGATGCCGTCAGATCGCGGCCTTCGATGCGCAGGCTTCCGGTCAGGACGTCGATGGAGACAGTATCAACCAACCCTTGAATCAGGCTGGCGAACGTAGCACCGCCATCCAGGCTAAACTGGACATCGAGGAGTATGTCGGTCTGCGAGGCCCAAAAAGCGGCATTGGCCCAAACGTCAATGCCGAGGGCCACGACGGCAGTAAAGCGATCCGCGGCATAGTGATTGTTCGACAGGACATCAGCCTCGACGGCACCCTGGATAGGCAGGCCGTTGGCCATCAGACGCAATCGTGGCGCCCGGTACGACGACAGGCCGGCCAGATCGCCAACCGCGTCACTGGGTGGCAATGCCGCCTCCGGCATTCGCGTCGGTGTCGGGTATCAGCAGTGTCACGACGCCAGTCAGCATGGGGTCGTCAATGCCATTCAACTGCGCGATCCTGATCCACTGCGTGGCATCGTTCAGATACTGGGCGGCAATCTGGAACAAGTTGCCGCCGGCGACCGTGACGGTCTGCATAGTCAGGTGCTCGCGTTTGCAAGATTGATTGCGGCACGCCCGACATAGGCCTGCGCAACGGCAAGTTGGCTAACCTGCTGCGCGGCACTGACGGCGCTCGTCAGACTGGCGACCCCACCCTCGGCCGTGCCGGAGGACGTGACCGCAGCAGACGGCAGCGCCGTCTGGGCGTCGTCGATCGCGGCTGCCAAGCTAGACTGGGCACCCGCTACGCCGACCTGCGCCTGACCATACGCGGCGGTATCTCGTACGGTGGCCGATGGGTCCGATATGTTGGATTGCAGCGCAGACAGATCGACGCCACCCGATGCCGCCTGCGTCACTGCCGTGCCAATATCGCTGAGCACGGTCGCACCGAGGGAAAGCGCGGTCTCGATCAGCGCGCTGGCCTCGTCGCGGAGAACGGTGCAGGTGATCTTGTAGGGAATCCAGTTGCTGGTCGCGTAGTCGGCCTGGAACTGGCTTATCACGACCGTATAGAAGAAAACGTCCCAGGTCAGCGGTAGCAGCGCGCCCAGGGCTCGCATCTCATCCAACAAGCGCGCCCGCAGCGTGGCATTGCTGCCGCAAAAGATGCCCGAGAAACAAATGTCCGCA